AGTTGGAAAAGTTTCGCAAAACTTGTCATACCAAGGAATCTAAACGTAAAGTTGGAGAGCAGTTAGCAAAATACTGGGGTAAGATTATATCACCTACAGGTGAGGTATACGACGTTATGAATCTTAATCGTTTTTGCGAGGAACATGGGTTGATAAAACAATCGATGATACCTGTATTCAAAGGTGAAGTTTATCAAGCTCTTGGTTGGAGATTGTATGACGAGACACTTGTTGGGGTGCCTTATTCGGCGGTTGAGCATCAAAAAGGCAAGGAGTTTGAGATAGTTTCACCGAATGGAACAGTATATCGTAGTCGTAATGTTTGGGAGTTTTGTCGAGTTCATGATCTGCAACAGGGCAACTTAAACAAGGTTTTATTAGGTAAACGCAAGAGTCATAAAGGCTGGCATTTGCCAGATAATAGTTTGTAAAACGTTACCTCTTTACAGTTAATCAACTGAAATAAAAACTGCTGCTGAAAGGCAGCAGTTTTTTTTTTGCTCCGCTATTTATCGATAACGTTTGATATATACGGAGATAAAACAATGGCATTACTAAGCCCCGGCGTATTAGCAAGAGAGTTCGATATTAGCGCACCGTCATCAACAACACCTTCTGGTGTTCCTGCAATGGTGATTTCGGCAACAACAAAAGGTCCAGCGTTCGTTCCAACCATGGCCACAACGTTGAGTCAATATGTTTCGGTGTTTGGTGGAGTAAATGCTGACACACCACTAGGTTATCTTTCCGCAAGAGAATGGTTTAGCAACACAGGCGTTCCACTCATGCAGTTAAGACTTCTTGGTGCAGGTCAAGGATTAGCTCGCAACGCAAATGGCACTGTAACCGATGCAGGTTTTGTGGTAGGTGCCGAACAACCAAGCGGTAGCGGTGGTGGGCTTGGTCCAAACACATATGCAAACGCTGGTGGTGTGACCGGTTCCGTATATATGCTTGGTTGCTTCATGAGCGAATCCGTTGGTTCAACTCATTTATCTGATGCCAATTTGCAATCAGGCAACATAGCTGTTCCAATTGTTCGTGGTGTTTTGTTTGCTCCATCGGGCGTTATTCTGCGTCTTTCCTCGGCGGCACAACCTTCAAATGCCCCAGCATCAAACTTCGTTGCAACTGAATTGAGTTTTTCTGGTGCATTTACTGGGTCGGTCGATCTAAGCGCCGGTCAACAAAGCTTTGTAATGATTTTGAATGGCCACAAAGGTAGTGATCTACGATATCCAAACGTTATAACAGCCAGCTTTGATCCACAAGCGGTAAATTATTTCCCAAGTGTTTTCAACACCGATCCTCTTAAAATTCAAGAAGCTGGTCACTATCTTTATAGCTCATTCGACATATATTCGGCATTAGCTGTACCAACCGGTTCTGGCGTAATCGTTGCTGCCAGCGGTTCTTCTTACGGCACAAAACAAAACGTTGCATTCATTGTTCCTTCCTCTGGTTCGGGTGCAAAACACACATCGAACGTTGGTAGCTCTGTAACACCAAACTTTGAAGGTTTTGAAGATCGATACGGTCATGCTTTCTCACCTTGGGTAATCTCACAAGGTTTTGGTGGCGTACCACAAAATCTTTTCCGCTTTCACCACCTCTCTGATGGCGAGTCAAGCAACGGAGATGTTAAGATTGCAATTGTGAATATTCAGCCCGGATCGGCAACACAACCATATGGCGTATTCACTGTTCTCGTTAAATCTATGACCGGTCTTGACAGCGACGGAGCTATTGAAACGTTTACAAATTGTTCTCTAGATCCAACATCACCAAACTACATTGCCAAGAAAATCGGAAACGCTCATACGTTCTTTAACTTCGACAGCGACGCAGCTTCACAAAAAGTAACAACAGACGGATCATACGCTAACAACTCACGTTATGTTCGTGTAGAAGTTGCTGATGCAGTGGACGCTGGTGAAATAGATCCATCAGCAATCCCATTTGGTTTCCGTGGCGCTCAACACCTTGTAACACAAGGTTCAAGTTCACTTTACAACATTAAGCAAGGTGATTTGCTTGATCCAACGCATCCGTACTTCTCAGCAGATGCAGGTGCTCCCGGCGGTGGTGTTCCGCTTTTCAAAGCTTCTCAACCACCTGTTCCAATGCGTCTGAATCTCAAAAAACTAGCAGCTTCGTCCGGTGTCGATACCGGTCTTTTCTGGGGTGTTCAATTCCAGAATGTAACAAACCTTGCCGACCCAAATGGTAGCTCGATATTCAATTCAAGCTTACTTGGATTCAGCAAGTATTATCCAAATCTTGAAGGTTCATCAAACGTTCAACCAGTAGCATTTAACAATAACGGTGCGGCAACAACAACAGCAAATGGCATTGTTGATTCCGATTTGTTTAACAACAACCTTTTCTCCCTAGAAAAAGTTAAGATTGTTACAGGCAGTGGAGATCGCCCAAACACTAGTGCAACAGCTTTATTAAGCTGGAGTTATGTTCGTGGTGGTTCAATTGCCGCAGACGAAGCCACAAAAACTCGTGCCCTTTCTGTATCAGACCTTGCAGGAAATGCTGCTGTGCAAACTCTTGCCAAGTTTAGCTTTTATCTAGAACGTGGATTTGATGGTACCCGTATATTCGATACCAACACACGTTTCCTTAAAAATGCGGCTGTTTCTCAAGAAATTACACAAACGAACCGTGGTCTAACAAACGGTCCAACCGTTCAAAGTTATATGAAGGCTATCGGAATCGTTTCAGATGTAAATGATGTTAACATTCAACTTTTGACTATTCCCGGTATGCGTGTTCGTTATGTAACAGACACAGCAATCAGTGCCGTAGAAAATGATCGTTTCGACTGTTTCTACATCATGGACCCAGAACAATATGATGTAAATGGAACATCAATCACAGGTTCATATGAAACTGTAAACGTTTCACAAACCGCAGCAGCATTCGTTGATCGTGGAATTAACAGCAGCTTTGCAGCGGCTTATTTCCCAGACGTAAACATCGTAACCGACACAGGAACAGTTTATGAGAAAATGCCACCATCTGTTGCGGTACTCGGTGCATATGCCAAGAACGATACAGTTGGTCAACCATTCAACGCTCCAGCAGGTTTTACAAGAGGCACACTCTCAAACGTAACAGATTTTGCTGTAAGTCTCTCACAAGCAAACAGCGACACTCTCTACGTTGCAAGACTAAACTTGCTTTTATCCAAGTCAGGCGTTGGCCCAGTTGTTTGGGGTCAAAAGACTCTTCTCAACAAAGACAGTTTACTTAACCGTGTAAACGTAAGAAGACTTTTGATCGCAATTCGTCGTGATGTTCGTCAAGTTGCAACACGATTCCTTTTCGAACCAGCAAAAGCATCAACGCTTGCAGCCTTCAATGCAGCGGTTCAGCCAATCATGGCTCGTTATCAAGCTGCTGGTGGTGTAGAGAAATACAAGGTTGTTATCGATGCAACAACTACAACACAAGCAGATCTAGATAACAAAACCCTTCGTGGTAAGATTTATCTAATCCCAACCACATCCCTAGAATTCTTCACCATCGATTTCTTTGTAACAAACCGTGACAACTTTGTGGGCGGCTGAATATTTACAGAATAACAACTAGGAGACTATTCTACAATGGCACAAACACTATCAGTACCAGAAATGCTTCCAGCCAAATTTACACCGATGATGAAGCGTTCCTTCGTGTTCGCTATCGAAGGTATCGACGCATTTCTAATTAAAACAGCAGCTCGTCCAGAAATCACAACCGAAGAAGTAACAATCAACTGGATCAACAGCACACGCTATGTTGCCGGTAAAACAACCTTCGGTACACTTGCTGTAACCCTGCACGATCCAATCGCTCCATCAGGCGCACAGCAAGTAATGGAATGGGTCCGCCTTTGCTTCGAATCTGTTTCAGGTCGTGCTGGCTACCCAGACTTCTATAAACGTGATATTCAACTCAAAATGCTCGACCCGGTTGGCACAGTCGTACAACTCTGGGATATCAAAGGAGCCTTCTGCACCACAGCAGGTTTCGGCGACCTCTCATACGATAGCACATCAGATATGGCAGAAATTTCCCTCACTATCCGCTTCGATAACTGTGTCATGCAATATTGAAGATTAGATTCGACAATTGTGTGTTTTTCCTTTGATATAAAGGCATTTTTTACAACAAAAATGCCTTTATATCTTTAAAAACTCTTGTTTTTGTGTTATTCTATAATAAAGAAAGACAGAGTAGGAATTGATGACAAATCTCAAAGTTTTTTATTCTCCGAACCAAACTGTTCGTGATAACAGCAGTTATTCCCCGTCTGCTGGGAAGCCTGAACAGGTTGTGAAGCAATTTGTGCGTACGGGCAGGGTTGACATTAACGATCGTTGGCATCCTCTTACTCAAGATGAAATCTCGGTTGCGCATGATGACAAGTTTGTTGATGATATTTTGTCTCTTCGTCGCAAGAACGGGTTTGGTAACACGTTGCCTTCTGTGGCTGCTAGTTTGCCTTATACGGCTGGCAGCTTCTTTCGTGCGGCTGAA